CGGTGAGTTACGGGGTGGTGGTGTGCGGATGAGGTTTTCAAGGAAACGTCGCCAGTTGTTGTTGTTATTGTTTGCGCGTCTCGGTGTGGGTCGCGTAGGGGTCTGATTCCGACGTGGACGTATCACCGGAGGGGGCGTATCCCGACGCGGGATGTTTTGATTTCTTGGCGTCGACGTTCGTGAACGCGGTGGGCTGTTAAAGGGGTCTTTATTAGTCATCTAAAGAGTATATAATATATTTATATAATAATGCTCATCGCCGATATATGTGGACTCACAAGTTCTGTCGTCATATCTCTTATGTTTATACCCGAAGTCATGCACGTGTATAAACATAAAGATGCAAACGCCATCAGCTACATCTTTTTACACCTCAACCTACTCGCGAGCGTTCTCGCCCTGGTGTACTCTGTGACATATAATGTCATACCCATGACAATCACGAATATAGCTGCCGCACTGTTTTCACTCGTGTTGTATCATTATAAACTTTTTGTAACTGTAAAATAGAATCATATGGATTTTCCCAAAACAGCAGGACAATGCCGATACATGCTAGCTCTTCGTGGAAGTAAACCTGTGGTGATAGCCACGGGTCCAGCGGGAACCGGCAAAACTATGCTCGCGTGTCACGTCGCCATGGACCATATTTTTGATACAAAAAGAACGAGGGTCATATTGACACGACCAATCGTTGCCGCAGATGAAGACATGGGGTACCTGCCGGGAACGATGGAACGAAAGATGGAACCATGGACACGACCAATGTTTGATATTTTTGAAAATTACATGTCTAAAGTACAAATTGAAAGAAATGTTTTCATCGAACCCTTGGGGTACATGAGAGGGCGAACATTTACAAATAGTTTCATCATCGCCGATGAAATGCAAAACGCTACACCAAACCAAATGCAAATGCTCATCACCCGCATCGGACCTGGAACGAAACTCGTGATCACAGGTGACTTGGACCAAAGTGACCTTGGAGATGAAAATGGTCTTCAACACCTGATCTATAAAATGCAAGGACTCGACCTTACATACATGGAACACGTGGAGATGGGGATTGATGATATTGAAAGACATCCAACTGTGAATGAAGCGTTACGGGTGTTGCACCTTTAATGAATTATCACCGCCGCGATATATAGGTGAGGAACATTAAATAATAAAAAAGAAAAAAATGGCTATTGCTGTGGTCCTGCTTGAGGGTACGACGAACCATCAGACGGTGGCGACGAATCATACACCGTCGCTGACGGCAAAGAGCTTCTATATTGGCTCAGGTTCGTCTCAGATTTTAATTCATACTTGATAGTTGGCTTTGGTAAGTTATTATATCTGAAATATATTGCCACATAGACGAGAAACATTGATGGTGGTACAAACACAATTCCCTGCTGCTCAAGTCGTTGTCGTTCATCTTCAGACGCCGGCACCCCCACTTTGACGGTAAAAGTAGCATCGGTGAGTTTCAATTTCATAATTCCATTTTCGAATTTTAGTACTTCTCTAATCTCAGAGATCATATCAGTACTAAAAGTAATCTTATCGGAGTACACGTCGTCTAAAAACTTCTGACTCAGTTCCACATTCTTACTATTGAAAATCCCTTGAAGGATTCGATTGTTGTCATACTTTTCGACGTACACACAATCACGAGTACCATCGCTGCACATACCAGTCTCTTTGTTGTAAAAAGAAAAGTCTTTCTCAGAGGCATCCGTTGAATACGCAATACTAAATTCATCGGGACACCAGTCCGGAGCATCTCTGTTCATACACGTACTTTCGGGTGTTATGTATGGTTCTTTTCGCATGAAAAAGAACATTGCGATGACAAGGAGCAGAACCACGGCGATGGAAACCAATTGCTTGCGGTTTTTCATTATATATTACGCAATTAATTTAATTTTACGGTACCATCGGCATTTACAGTGACGTTCGAGCCACCTGAGCCACCTGAGCCGCCTGAGCCGCCTGAGCCGCCTTTCTTCTTATCATCTTTCGTGACTATGTATGCAAATGCAAGTGCAGAAACAATTAATCCTAAGAACATCAATAGCAACACGATAACTGCTTCGTTCGCCATATTTAATAATAAAGAAGAAAAAAACCCCAGTCGTGGTCACGAAAAACCTGACCTACTCGACTGTGAATGAAGCGTTACGGGCGTTGCACCTTTAAGACGGCTTTATGTGCACCTTTCATGAATGGATGTTTCATCACATCTTTGATGACACGTATTGAACTATTTGTAGGTGAATAGTTGCTTTCAGAAAACTCTTTGAAAAAAGCAGCCACTGTAGGTGGTGGAGATACGAGCGCTTCGCCCAAGTAGTGGATGAACACATCTGCATCGGGGGCTTGTTCCATTCTCCAATCCTTTTTCAACAATGGACTGCGAATACCTCTCATCTCAGACAACCCAAAGTCTGTCAATAACACGCGCATCTTCCCCCTCTCCTTGTTGACTAACACGTTTCCTGGGTGAAGGTCATAATGTTTATACGAAGGGTATTTCTTATGAATTTTACGCAACAATTCAAACACTTTGTACACTATAGCTTTGTAATCCGACGCCGTTAAAGATTTTCTGTATTTTTTCAGGTAGTCCTCTAAACTTCCATGACTCGCGTATTCATAGTACATGAATTCCATCTTCTTCTGAGCGCAGTACCCGTAGCGATACACCCTCGGAGCCACACCAAGTTCAGCTAACTTTTTACCAATCTGGTACTCGGACTTTAAACTTTTTTTAGAAAACTTGATGGCAACCTTTGTCTTACATTTATTTTCCAAACATCCATAAAATACAGTACCATACGCACCCTCTCCAAGTTTGCTCACCCCTCGACTGATTTTGAGAGTGTCCTTGTACAACAACTGCCCTGGGCTACATTCCATCAATTGTAATAACGCATTGCCCACCCTATTTTTTTGTGCGTCTGTTTTTGCTTCATTTGCAACACGAACAAGTGTGTCTAGACGCATCTTAAAATACAAAAAGAATTTATTTTATTCACACACTGAAATAAAAAAACTCACTATACTAATAATGGTTCTAGAGCGTTCCGAAAAAGTTGAAAACATCATACAAAGAATCTCCAACAAAACAAATGCACTGAGTAATAAACTCGGCAAACAAAGACGCGATGTCCAAATTCTTCGCATCATCATGCAACATGTGGGTCGGCGAAACTTACTAACTCGGGAAGAGCGCAAACACAAGAAGTTGATGCGTGATATTGATAATAACACGAAACTACTCAAAGAGTACACGAACGTGCTCAAGTCATTTTTCAAAAACTCGAATAAATACACAGACCAGGAAATTAATGGTTTATACCGCAACACGTTCAACAGAATCGTCAATTATGTTCAAACTTTTTCTCCATAAAAAGTATACAATGACATACCAAGAACAAGAGTGCAATTTTAAATATCGCATCAAAGCTCTCGAACGCATCGTCGACGGCGACACCATCGACGTAGCCATCGACCTTGGATTCGATGTGTGCACATCCCAGCGCGTGCGTCTGTTAGGTATCGATACCCCTGAATCACGAACGAGTGATAAGGAAGAAAAACTTTTCGGCCTTTTGTCCAAGAAAAAGTTGAAAGAATGGTGTCTCAAAGCCGTCGCCTCTGATAAGGATGACATCGAGATTGAAATCCGTTGCCCAGAAGCCGACTCGCGTGGTAAATTTGGACGCGTCCTCGCCGAGGTGTGGGTCTCTGAAGACGGTCAGTGGACAAACGTGAACAAGTGGATGTGTGATAACGGCTACGCCGTGCCGTACACGGGTCAGAATAAAGCTGACGTTCAAGCCCTACACATGTTAAATAGAGAAAGGGTTAAACATGAGATTGAATAATAAAAGTAAGTATCATGCTCACCCTTACACGAGCATCCATTGATTATCCTACGATTAAAAAGAAACTTCGTAAAAACACTTTAGTTTTAAGTAGTGTTTTTACGACGTATTATGGTATAACTATTGGTGAACCAGGTGTAGTCTCAGCCATCGTTGGTGGGGGGGCATCGCTCACCTATATCGAACTCCTGTCAAAAAACGTAGACACCCTTGACTTTTCAAAGTCTGCCATACTCGTACCGTTAGCTGTAGCGCTGATGGAGAAAGCTATTCCTTACGACTTTAATTACGAAGCAACTTTAGTGACTTTTCTAAGTTACCAGTTTGCTGTCCTATCATTATTGTATGACGAGGTGGTTCAAACAATTATAAAGAAAAAATAATGATGATATAATAAGAATGTTCTCCATTGTAAACAAAACCGCTCCACCACTTAAGGTTACCACACCACCAGAGAAGAAGCATGAAACCTACTCCGGATTTGTGCGAAAATTGAAGACTGGTCAACTCGACGAAGTCATCATCCAGCCAAACACCAGTCGTGCTTTTTTCGTAGAGAAGGATGGCACCCAAGGTGATGCACGAGTTGTCTCAAACCCAGCCCTTTGGCAACTCATCATTGACAGCGAAGCTGACGTCCGCATAGATATGGAGGCACCAACGAATATTGCGGATACCATATCTATGTTTTTTCTGCTTCTGCTCAGTTTCATCATCGTCAGAGCCTTTTTCTTCAGTGGCGGTGGACCACCTATGATGCAGATGCAACAGGAGGTTCAGATGAAAGTGGACGACGAAGTGCCCACGCGTTTCTCCGATGTTGAGGGTATAGATAACGCCAAAGATGAACTGGAGGAGATTGTTGATTTCCTTAAAAATGGGGAAAAGTATGCCATCTCTGGCGCTAAAATCCCCAAAGGTGCCCTACTCACCGGAGCACCCGGAACGGGGAAAACCCTGTTAGCTCGGGCAATCGCCGGGGAATCGAGCGTTCCTTTCATCAATGTCTCAGGCAGCTCCTTTGTGGAAATGTTCGTCGGTGTTGGGGCCAAACGCGTGCGCGACCTCTTCGACCTCGCGCGTCAACACCAACCGTGTATCATTTTCATCGATGAAATCGACGCCATCGGGAAGAAGCGAACTGCCGGTGGCATGGCTTCGAACGATGAGCGCGAGCAAACCATCAACCAGTTGCTCACGGAGATGGATGGCTTTGATGTGAACACA